CAAAGAATGAGCATAGTCTTTTAGATATGTTCCTTCCTTTGGGTTCTAGCAAGATGAGAATCAATGGAACATGGCTAGTGGCAATGTTTATTCTTATTTACCAAACAATAGGAAACACAATTACTGAGAGTGTCATAGGGTTGGTACTTGCTGCTTTCGTAACTGACCGTGTATTTGGTAGGAAAGATGGAAAAAAGCCCCAAGCGGAGGCAAAGGAATGATAGCTCAAATTCAGGCTTACTCTTGCGCTACAATTATTATCTGTTTGCTGACAATTACAGGCATATTTGGATGGCAGTTGCATTCCGTTGAAACAGAGTACAAAACCTACAAGGATTCTATCAATGACCAATTATCAAAAGCTAAGATTGACAAAGCCAGAATTGAAGCAGAACAAAAAGCTAAGTATGATCGAGGGGCTGCCGATTACGCTGCTGATATTAGCAGGCTTAGTCATATCCTTAACGGGTTGCAAAAGTCTGGAGCTGTGTCACGGGAAGCAGGTGTGCGAGTGGCAGGAAGTAGCGCCGGTAGTTTGCCCAGAAAAGCAGAAGATACCAGCATCACTGTTACAGCCCTTGCCACTAGAGAGGGAGCTTGCGAAAGTTCTTTCTACGCAGACTCACTAGAAACCACACTGCAATGTAAGGCACTAATTGAGTTTGTTAGCCATTGATTCAGCCGTGGCATTATAGTAAATCGACAACATCCTTAAATCACGATGCCCGACCATACGGGCTAAATCCAAAACATCTAATTTTTTAGCCAGTCGTGTGATGGCTTCATGGCGCGAGTCGTGAAAATGCAAATCTTCAATTCCCGCCTTGCTCTTTGCCTTCCTGAATAACGAATCAATTTGCGCTGAGTTCAGATTAAATACAAGCCCGGCCTCGGTGCCTATTCCCCGGATAATCTCTATCGCTCTTTGGGATAGCGCAACATCGCGCCGGGCAGCCTGAGTTTTGCCAAAGGTTGAACAGTAGCATTTGTCTAAAAATACCCGGTCCCAAGTCAGACCCACAATTTCCCCGGCTCTCATGCCTGTTTCAATTGCAAACTGGAAAGCCTGCCACACTCTCCCGGTGGCCGTTGTAACATCATCCCCGAACACGTAAGCAAGCCTTACAAGTTCATCCTCACTTATTAGTCTATCCCGCGAATCTGGCGCGGCTGGCCGCTTAACATCCTTCATTGAGTTAATGGGAAGCCAGTGCCACTCTTTAACTGCAATATTTATTGCACTGCTCAGTAAGTTCCACTCACGCCTGACGCTGGCCGCTGATACGCTTAAAAGCCGCCTGTCGCGCCAGTTTGCAAAGTCTGGTGCGGCGAGTTGTGACAACTTTACCGCAGCTATAGGGTCGCGCTTTACCAGGTTGATACGCACCTTTTCCCACCGCTCCCCCCGCTTTGTGGGTGATACCCGACTGGCATATTCGTCAAGCAGGTCGCCAAAAGTCTTGTCTGGTACAGCACCGGTTTTACCTGCTAGAATGTCGGCCTCGGTTTGAGTAGCCCAGGCAACCGCCTTGGCTTTCACGTCGAACACTTTAGACTTTCGGACACCCATTTTGAAAATGAATACACGATACTTGCCGTCGATATTTTTGATGCTGGCCATGTGTGATTTGGTGTGTGAAATATGAGTGATACATTGTGTACTAATGTGGGAACGTGTGTAAATAGGCGTGTGATAGTGAGTGATTCTGGACAAGAAAAAAGCCCCGAAACTCAATGTTTACGGGGCTTCTATCATGTTTAAGTGGTGCCCGGAAGAGGACTCGCTTGACAAGTATAATCAATGAGTTACATACTGTATGTGTGATTAACGTGTGATGAGGTGTTAAAAATGAGATTACTTATATCGCTGATATTGCTTACAGGTTGTGCATCACCCATGGTTGTAACTGAGGCTACACCTAGGGCTGTCGTTGTACAGTGTGGAATACGCGACGGTTGGTCGTACTTAGACGGGGCGCTGACATTGGCCGAGGAACACTGCCAGAAATACAACAGACATGCGGTTGCCAATGGCGAGTCAGGGCATTGTGGGGCTGCGTATAGGTGTGTTGAATAATCACACACCCGTCTGTACTCTGATCCAATCCAGCACGTCCTCTTTATTCCAGCGCTTTGTCGGCTTCTTGCCAGTGATCGATGGGAGCAACACCGGGGTGGGGAAAGTCGGCAAGTGGAAGAACCTATCATATACATGCCGATGTGAATAGCGCATGTGGTCTGATATTAATCGTGCAGCTTCAGTTTGTTTCATTAGTTCAGTCATTTGGCAATCCTTCCAAAAGTTTATCAATCTCAGCCGTGTTCAATTTCAATCTATCAATCTCAGCCTGAGCGTAAAACATTATCTTTTTCATATCGCGCATCTGGTCACTGTGTGCAACTCGGCCATAGCGATAGCACGCCCGGAAGATCTCACCGACTTGTGCATTCATATTGCGATGGCTGATGAGGTGTTGTAGTTGTGTGGCATTGGCTGGTAGTTCGTAATACTTGGCTGTGCTGCCGTCGCTCTTTTCAAGCATAGTGTTTTCCTTTTCATAAATTCAATAAATCCTGGCATGTCCAACTCGCACGGTTCGTCATGCGCATCACTGCCGTGTCTGTTGTTTTTCTTTAAATTCTCTAAATCCGTCACCACGCTCAAGTTATTGTGTACGTGCAGGCCACATACTTTTTTACCCTGCAACGGCACAATGTGATCGACGTGGCATTTAATACCCAGTTCTTCGATATGAGTTGCATGTGCATAAATAAGTTTAATCAGTTCATGGTTGCACCACGCGGGTGTACGTTGTAGTTTTGCTGCTCTCCGTTTGGCTCCACTTACTCGTAATTTTTCATTTACTTTTTCAGGGTTAGCTGCTTTCTGTTTGGCTGCAGACAACCGGTTTTGTTCCTTTACTTTTTCAGGGTTAGCTGCTCTCTGTTTGGCTGCAGACAACCGGGTTTGTTCCTTTACTTTTTCAGGGTTAGCTGCTGTCCGTTTGGCGTTGCTCAACCGGTTTTGTTCCTTTACTTTTTCAGGGTTAGCGGCTCTCCGTTTGGCGTAGCTCAACCGTTTTTGTTCCTTTACTTTTTCAGGGTTAGCGGCTCTCCGTTTGGCTGCAGACAACTGGTTTTGTTCACGTATTTTTTCAGGGTTAGCGGCTCTCCGTTTGGCTGCAGACAACCGGTTTTGTTCACGTTTTTCTTCAGGTGTCTGTACACTCATCGCTTCATTGCCTCCATAAGTAAGTCCTGCACTTCTCTTTTGCTGTCGCGTCTGGCCATCACAATCTCGTCAACCGTGTCGGCTGCAACAATGTGGTGGATGAACACCGGTCTGTTGTGGCCAGCCTGGATCTGACGGGTGGGGCCAATACGCTCGATGATCTGTTGGTACTCTTCAAGGTTCCACCAGTGCCCGAAGAAGGCAATGATGTTGCCGCCATCCTGTAGGTTTAATCCATGACCGGCTGAGGCTGGGTGCGCAAATAGAACAGGTATGTCGCCCCGGTTCCATGCTCGGATCGTTTCGGGGTCAGCGTCTAGTGGCCTGCCTTGAGGGAAACACTTCTGCAACCTTCCCAGGTCAGACTTGAAATGGTAGGCAACCAGTACCGGCATACCTGCAGCTTCTTCGATAATTGATTCAAGGGCCTGAAGTTTTGCATCATGGATCTCCGTGTAGTTAATACATTTTTCATCGGTATAGATGGCACCATTGGCCAACTGTAAGCACTTCACTGTCTTGCTTGCAGCATTGAGCGCTTCGACCTCAGATCCACACTCAAGCGCCAGAAACATTTCCTTCTCCATTTCCTTGTACTGCTGCCTGGCTTTAGCCGGTAGCTCGACACGAATCGTGTTGACAATAGGCTCATCAATATCAAAGTAGTCGCGTGCATCCAGGCTGATACATATATCGCGCAGCTTGTCCTCGATCTGCACTTGTGCATAGGGTAGTGGTTTGATCTGCACGGCATGACGATCAGCGCCGACCTGAATGGTCTGGAAGTACCGGTCGATATACGACTGATAGCTGGTGCCTAATCTGGCCCCGCGATCCAGAAACCAAAGCTGACCCCATAGGTCTTGCAGTCCATTAGGGCTAGGCGTACCCGTTAGCTCTGTAAAACGCGGCGTGGCGTGCGCAACTTTGGCCAATGCCTTGGCGCGCACAGATCCCTGACGCAAGCGGAAACCTTTCAGCTTTGTGCTCTCGTCCGACACCACTACTTTGAAGGGCCACTTCTTGCCGCACTCTTCAAATAGCCAGGGTAAGTTTTCATAATTGATTGTGTAGACCTCAGCCTTGGTGCGAAGTGCAGCGCGTCGCTCATCCACGGTTCCGATGATTGCCGAGACACGCATGGCATGAAGGTGCGACCACTTACGCGCTTCGTCTGGCCATGTGGATCTTGCTACGCGCAAGGGTGCGATGACCAACACCGGATAGGTCTGCTCGACCAGGTCCAGGTGTGTTAGCGCGGTGAGTGTTGCGCACGTTTTACCCATACCCATACCGGCCCATATACCGCAGCGCGCTACATCAACCTGGTGATCGATGATGTTGTGCTGATATGCGCGGGGGGTGAAGTCAATCATCCCAACACCTCATCAACTCGCTCTAGGCTGTCGCACACCTCGACACGCTGACCCATGGCGCGCATACGCTCATGCTCACGGACCTGGTGCGGCTTTGCTTTCTCACCTGGGGCTTTGAGTTCGACAAATATAGCCGGTGATCCTTGTGTTCTGAAATATCCATCACGAATTTCAGTTACACGCGGCAACATCACCAACCGGTCAGGCGCACCCCGGCGACCAATCCATTGCACCTTGCGTACTTCACCACCCAGCTCTTTAACTCGGCTGACCAGGTATGCTTCGATATGTGATTCTTTCATTCCAGTGCCTCATATTTAACTTTGAATGCTTCGTCGGTGTACACTTTTGATGTACCGTTTTCACCTTCAACAATCCAGCCACCTATGCTCATCATGTCTATTGCGCGCTGCGTTGGTGGTGGATTATCGAAGCGCACCATTAGCTGATCACCGTATCGTGTAGCATAGCCGCCTGTGCTTTTCAGTAACTCAATAACGTGGTCTTTATTGTGCTCGGTTAGCTGCACCGCCTTCGCATAATACGGATGCTTGCGGTGTGTGTACCCTTCGATGTTGTCTAATTTGCAGCTCATAATTTAGGTACGCTCCATAATTGAATAAAATCTTTACCCTTATACTGATCAGCTAGTACACAGGTCGCTGTGCTGTGACAACGACCCCGCATCGTTTGGTAGTACTGGCAGGTGCGGCAGTCTACGAGTTTAGCTACCTCACGTTGTTTCTTTTCTTCTTTCATTTCTTTCCTTATCCATTTCGTTATAGGCTTTATGCAAGACTCTGTAGTTCCAGCGCGTATCCCTGAGGTCTTGATATAAATTGAACACCCTCAGCTTTTCCTTGCCCAGCTCTACCATTGATTCGGGATAAGCAAGCATCCATACTTCGTTTATTTTTTGTTTTAGTTCTTCGAGTTCTTGTTTTGTAAAATCTACACAGTTTGGATGTTGCCTTGGTGCATCTCTTTCTTGGTCACCGCTCATTTCATTTCCATTTGTTGTACTGTGACACCCACTCAGCATCCCTAGCCTCCCGTATCTTTTGGGCGAAGAGGTTTAATTCTTTCTCCCAATCTAAATAAGTAGCCTCAAGGTCATTGCCGCTTATCAATCCTGATTCAATTGCTATCTGTTTAATGTCCATCATTCACCTCTTCGATTAAAGTTAACTCTACGTTTGGCACCTCTAATTCCACCATCAATCTATCAAGTCCTGTCTTGCTCAAAACTGATAGCTCCCATGCTGCCTTATTCAATTCCCCGATCAGGTCGATCAGTTCAAGATCGTACTTTTCAAGGAGTGGTAAAACTGCTCGCTGTATTTATTCGTGTATGTACATGCTTACCCCTTAACTCTACGTTATGCCTCATTACCAAACATCGCCAGTTGCGCGGTAGCCTGTTTAAAGCGTTTCTTTGCTGCATTGTAATAGTCCGTATCAAGCTCGCAGCCTACAAAATCAACCCCGTAATAGTGCGCAGCTATTGCACTGCTACCACTTCCGAGGTGAGTATCAAGGATGCGCTGTCCATGCTTGGCGTAGTTCATTAAAAGCCATTCGTACAACTTCACTGGCTTCTGTGTTGGGTGAATCCGGTGCTCGTTCAGCGCCTTGTTACCCTGCTGGCGCATGCTTCCTACGCTGTCACCCTGCATCATCCCGCGCCACATATAGCGCACCACATCCACACGCTCATTCAGGCTGCAGTAGGCTATTTCCGCGCCGCTCTGGTCTGTGCCGTCATTAACCTTATCCCAAACAATCGCGCCGCCCTGCAGATTTTCAGGCATATAGTTTGCGCCCCAAATAATTTGATGCTTTGCCACTCTACGCAATTCTGCAAAATACTCAGGCGGCGGAGGTTCTTTATCCCAAGACTTCTTTACGTATCCACCGTCAAGGCATTGCAGAACCACTCCATTTTTCTGCTTGACGCCATGACAGCGGTTTGTTCCGCCGTCCTCTCCGCGACCGTATGGAGGATCAACAATAGCCAAATCAAAAGCCTTATTCGGTAATCCGGCCATGTATTCCATGCAGTCCATGTTCAAAAGTTCTATGCTCATATTCACCTCAAAAACCGTATAACCCTACGTTCAAATCGGACTCACTAAAGTTAAATGACAACTCTACGGACGGCACGCGCGCTAAGTACGATGTGCTTACTGTAGTTACTCTCTCCGCCGCCGTAGAAATTATGACACCAAGCAAAATCAGAGCTAAAGGCGCGCAGATCACCAGACCAGTAATATTTCCCCTGAAATTCTTCCCTGAGATTAGCAATTAGTAGATATTGTTCGCTGCGAGTTGGTAGCTCTCCGCCTACCTTTATAGTGAATTCCTTGGCAGTTTCCCAGTTCGCGTATACTTCTTTGGGAGCTAATAAGATCAAATGGTAATCGGGCTCGCCGTCCTTGCCGAGGATAATTCCGGCATAGCGCTCACCTTTTTTCAGGATTGAAGCTAGGAATTCTTGCTTTGCTGTTTTCATTTATATTTCCTCTTAATAATTCTCGCTTTACTTAAAACAACTGGACTGCAATTGTTATTCTCTACGTTATACCTGCAAGCCACCGTTTCTTTAGGCTCACCGATATGGTGGTAGGCCGGTATCTCAGCAGAACCTAATGGGTTCATTGCTACGAGCCAGAACATCCAAACATATTTAATACTGATCTTTTGCATGTTTAAATGCTTGCGATACGCAATATCCACGGCTTCGCAGATACAGATAATCTTGCATGAACATGGTTAATGACCACGGCTTTTTATTCCTCGCAAATATAATTCGTCTGTAATTGATCATGGTTGCACCTTGTAATGTCCACGTGCTTGCATACGCTCGATCTTATCGCGGCATGGGGCACAGTTATTATCGATTAGTCTTTTTGTAAATTCACCACACCGGTCGCACTCACCCGCATGGCCTGGTGGAACCGACCGCCGCGCTGCACTGATTAGTCTTTCAAGTTCTATCCCCATGCGTTCCTCGGTGATGTCTGCGTCGTCACTCATTTCCTGCCCCTATGTCGTTAATAATTGATTCACACTCGCGCACATACCAGTCGTAATCGATGTCGTCTGGCAATGTTTCTGGCAGGGTCATCAGTGGCTTGGCACCTTCTGTGCGTGCCACGGCATACCCATTAATTTTGTAAGTGATCTGACCTTCAACACCGGTGGCGTAGTACCAGCGTATCGCTTTGCCCAGGGTGTAACCTTCTTTCACGGCACCACCTTTGACAGATCTAATCGATATGAATTTGCGCACGTCGGTACAGGCTTCGATTGTTTCGCGCAGGTCCACACCTTTGGTGAGTTTGGCAATGACGGCATCGATACAGATTGTGCTAGTTGGGTTTTTAGATAACCCACTCATGGCATACACGCCTTTTAGTTTTACTGATCCGTGCTTCACTGCGATGTAGTTGTTCACGTCTTTGGAATAAATCGCTTTGTAATAGGTGGCCTCAGTGTCGAAGCCGGTGATCATTTCCCAGGCGCCGATGATGTTGTCCATGTCCAGCTCGAGGTGTGGGGGGCACTTGATCACAATGCCGTCGGTGTTGGCCGATACGATGCTGATACCCGCGCCTTCAAGCTGCTCGATCAACATCAACAGGGAAAGCTGACCGGTGAGGGTGGTTTGTATCAATAGCCTGGGTGCATAGAGCACGCTGTACTTGCTGCCAAATTTGCCGAATGATCCGTTGATCGTAATCTTCAGCGCGTCGTCGGTTACCTTGTCACCAGACTTCTTGGCGGCCAGGCGTTGCTCAACGATTGAACGGTAGGCACTCAGGAAGTGCTGACCCATTTCGCCGGGGGCCAGGCCTGAGTTCAGAATAATGCGCGGGTAATAACTGGCCACGTCACGATCAACCAGGATGGTGTTGTCATCGGCAAAGTGCGCGGTGCTCTGCTCGGTAGAGTGCAGGCCACCAATGCCCATGGTGTAGATGGTTGTCCCGATGGTGATGGCTTGATCCAGTGCCTTGGGCAACATCATCTTGCCGGTGTCGGTCACCACAAAAGGGGTGGCCAATACCGTTGCCAACACGGTGCGCAACTGCTCAGTATTGAATTGAACAAATTGGGGCAGGGTATAGCGCACCTGGGTGCCGGTGGCGATGTCATCACGCACCACCTTCTTACCCATGGATAGTGATACCGCGTGCGCCAGCACTGTCTCAGCTATTTGTGCATCGCTCTTGCTGCGCAGGTCGGCGTCGTACTCTACACCCATGCGCTCGCGCAACTCGATTTGCGGTAGCAACTTCTTATATAGATCCAGTGTTACCTGCAAGTCATTGGCGCAATACTCGCGCATCAGCTCGCGCTGTTCTTCCAGTATGGTGGCGTCGGGTTCAATGGGTAGATCCTGCATGGTTTTGCAGTGCATACGTCCGCCATAAATCTTGAGGCTGGCCACACCTGCGGCGACTTCGATCAGGTCGATGTGGTCTGCTGCGGGTAGCTTGACGCGGAATTGCTTCTCGAATTGCCACGACTTCAGGCCCTTGTTAATGATGGCGTCGCACGCGGCCTTGAGGTTGCGGTTTGATCCACCATTGAGTGCAATAGCCAGCAATGGCATGTCAAAGTGATTGCCATTAAAGCTGATCAAACGATACGTGGCCAGGATCTTCTTGATCGTGTCGAGCTGTAGCGGCTGCGCGTCGTTGAACATTTCAAAGTTGCGCACGTTACCGGTGTCTACATTTTTAAATGCGATCAAGAAGTAATTTGAATACACTTCAATGTCGAATATAAGCGTTTGTTTCATTTGGTTACCTTTAAGTTTTAGATAGGACCCCTTCGCCCTATCTAAACATCACTGGTTATACGAGTGCTTCTTCTACAATTTCTTCGAAGTCGTCTGCACTACCCGCACCACCACCGCTGAATGCTTCACCGTCTTTAACAAACTGCACGCTGCGCAAGCTGGCATTGATACGCTTGCCGTAGTTGTTGTCCTGCGCCCACAACTCAACTGACGCATTCACATAGCAACCTGCATAAGGCTTGCCGTCTTGGGCGACCAGTGGTGTCTTGTCACGGTCATACACACCCGGGCGTACTTTGTTGCGTGCGGTTACAAACAGATTGCCAGGAAAGCCAGCGTAGTCACTCTTGGTGTCGCCGTCGTGCAGTGCGGTGCGGTCCTTGGCTTCGATCTCTTTCTTTACTGCGGCCCACTTCGCACCCCACTTTGCTTTGCCCACTTCTTCGATGGCTGCGCGCAGTGTGGCCACGCTGGGGTTGCTTTCTTCAAGTAGGAAGGAAGCGCTAAATGCTGGCTCACCTTCACCGTTGACTGTTTTGGCCTCGAAGATTTGAGGGAATGCGATACGTGTGTTGCTGAGTAATACTTTCATGGTGGTTCTCCTTGTCGTTATGCTTCTATTAATTGAAAATCGTCTGCGGTACTGATTGCGGGTCGCTTGTCGCTTTCCGGTGCTACTGAGGGCTTGCCTTCTGCCTGTGTGATCTGAGTCTTTACGGTTTCCCAAATTTCGGGGTGCGCTTTTTTCAACACCTTGTCGGCTGTGGTTGGGCTGATCAGGCTGAAGTCATACATCAACTTCTCATCGATACGCATCAACCTCAATGCCTGCTCGACACTGGCCTCATCGATCCACTTGCGCGAACCGCGTCGACCTTCGACCAGTTTGTAACCTGGCACCGGGTGGCCAGCAAATAGCTCGGCCTCAACCTTTGCGCGCACGGCCTTGCACCAACTTTCAATCATGTCGACCGTGCCTAGACACTCGGCCAGGTGCGCATTGTCCGATAAACGGATACGTTCTTCGGCTGAGGCAAGTTGTTGCACAATAGGCTTGTCCAGATCCACAAAGTCATCGGCCACGGTATCCATCACCCGCTTGAGTAGTGCGGGGCACATTGCTTTTGCTTTGCAGAAACGGCACTGCGCATCACCCGGCTCGAGGTTCAATTGCTTGGGCTTGCCGTTGGCTTCGAACACGCTGATATTCATCGCGGCGACTTCGGCTGCTTTCTTTGCGCGGTCTTTGAAAGCCATCAACTCATCAAGCGAAATACTCCACTCGCTCAAGTGATTAAGCCGAGGCTGGTGGATTACCATGCAGATTGTTTTAAAATCACCGACCAGACCATACTCATTCAGAGCGCCGATTGCGTACAACATCAACTGCTCATTCTCATCGGCATCAACCTTGACCCCCATGCCAAACTTCAAGTCGTGGACCTGGATCTCACTACCGTCTTTACTCAAGATGATCACGTCGCTGGTGCCAAAGCTATCAGGCTGGCCAATGGCTTCGCTGTAGTCGACACGCTGCTCAACCATCAGCTCACCGCCCTGTACATAGGTGTGGATTGCATCGATGTAGGTCTGCACATGATCGGCCATGTCGCGGGTCACCTCGAAGGTGCGGGTGCCAAGATCAATGCGCTCACCAACGTGTGTTGCGGCATAGTTACCAGATACCAGACACATTGCGGCCAGCTCATGTGCTGCCGTGCCTTCATCGCTGAACTTGCTCGAGGTGTTTGGGCAGTCGGCTTCGAGGGCCAAGCTACCTGGGCAGCTCATCCAGCGGTGTGAAGCTGATGCTGAGAAGAGGGCGTGCGCACTCATGCGGCACCTATTGCTATATTTGCAGCGGTGATCACTTCAGCAAACTGCTCAGGCTTTACTTCAGGCAACTTGCCTGCGCCGAACTGTGCGAGCAAGGCAACTGCTGCATCGCGGCCTTTAATACGCGACAACTTGGTAACGGCCTGCGCTGCGTCCTGGTAAGAAGGTGTACCGGCTGTTGCTTCGGCCACTGGTGCAACGGGCGCCGGTGTTGGCTCGCTTTTAGCTGCTGGCTTTGCTTTAGCGACGGGTGCTGATACACCGTTGGCCATAATGGCGGCGATCATGTCGCGGATAGCCTGGGTATTTTCGTTAATGGCTAGTTCTAAACTCATGGTCTTGCTCCTTTGTCTGTTCAATTAAATAGTCTGCTGCGTTGCTGATGGCTTCGATCGGGTTGCTTGCTGCAATTGCTACATCCAATTCAAAGCCACAAATTAATCCCTGTACGTGATACGACTTCCCTGCGACGATTGGTTTTACTGTCATTACGTTCCTCGTTTAGTTGTTGTTATGTGTTAAGTTGTGAGCATATTACAACTTTGGAATTGTGAGCGCAAGCGTTAATTGTACAAAGTTGTGTAAAAAGGCGTAAAAAAACCACCCGAAGGTGGTAAGTTGTTGAATTTATTATTTGTTTAGGTAATCAATCCACGCCCAATAATATTGCTTGATGAGGTGTAGGCACCCGTAGATGATCAAATATGGCCATGCCATTAAAAACATTATTACAAATTCCATTGTGCCGGTTTTGGAAAGTCGACGGCGGTATGGCAACACCAATATACCAATGGTGATACCGATGGCCACATACGCAATGCCATACCAGACTGTCATGGCTGGGCTTCCCATGTTGCGATTAACTTTGCAGCCTGCTCGATATGGGTCAGGGTGATGATCTGCACGCCGAGTACCTGGGCGTCAGCCTGTAGCCTTTGAATATCTAGCAGGAACGAGTCTAAACCTACAATGATTACGGCCAGCTTGCGCTTGGCTGGTGTTAAGCGCTCTACCACCATCAGGTGAAAAATAGCGCGGTGCACAAACTCTTCATAGCCATGGGTGTTGTGGAAGTGTTTAAGCTCAACGGCCAGCTTGTCACTTAAATAGTCGACTTCTATATCTATTGAACCATAACCTGCTGATTTATTACAATTTTGTCTAAGTTCAGCGGGTAGGGTGGCCGAGAACTCTTTATAAAACTTGTGCTGTTCATAGGCAATAGTCTCGCTGGGTAGCAGCTTATCTTCATCGATTGCGTTACCCGGCTGGCTGCCCATCATGCTGACAAAGGCTTCGTTTGAGATACGCTTCTCGTCTGGGTCGTCTTTTAATTGCCTGATTGCATCCTCATTGCCTGACGCGAATACCTGCTCGCGGTGCAATATTTGCTCAGGCGTGCTCAAGCGTGTGAAGGCTTCCTTATAGGCTTCTGACGCCATGGGGGTGGGTGGTCGTGTGAGGTAGGTGCGCATCCATACATCGGTGTTGCTCCCAGCTCCGAGGATCTCGATCAAGCGCTTGCGGTAGCGGGTGCGTGGGATGACAGCCTCATTCACGTTGGCTGATTCCCACTTACTCACCGACTGCTGACTAATCCCTAGTCGGGTGGCTAGGTCAGCCTGAGACAAGCCACGGTGCTGCCTGTCTGAAATTATTGATTCTGCAAGTGTTTTCATTCTCTCATCCTTATTTATACAATCTTTTCGTTGTATTGGTCTTTGACCATAACGCTTTTTATTGCAGTTGTCAATAAAATAATTGTATTTAATTGTTAGTTGTACAACTTAATAGTCGTATGCTATATTGAAGTTGTTACAACTAACAATTAAGCCAAATGATTATTCGACGAAAAGTAAATAAAGCCAATGCAGTCACCCGTGCCGTTCTGGCTGCGGGTTCTCAAAACAAACTTGCCGATGTGCTCGGCGTAACGCAACAAGCCATATCCCTGTGGGAGAAACGCGGCTGGGTGCCACTGGATCGCGTGCAGGAAATATCTATTCTCTACGACATACCGCGTGGGTTGCTGATCAATCCGCGTATTGCGTCGATGATGGATTTATAAAAATAAAACAACGAGGAATACCTTATGCAATACGGCGCGACACGCGAAGAGTGGGACCATTTCGATTTAATTCTGGGGCTGGGTGTGGATCTTTTGCCGGTGGTGAGCAACCCGACGGCCACCATTTCACCTGATAGCAAGATGCGCGGCCTGGGTAAGACCCCCAGCGTGTACAACAAGGCGGGTAAGGTGGTAGGTCTGCCAGGGTGGACAGAGCTAAAGGCCAACGGCAAGGAGTTTAAAGCCTGGTCTGTGCAGCCTGACTATGGCATTTGCATTCAGACACGCAAGGTGCGCGGTATTGATATCGACGTGGCTGACCCTGCCCAGGCTTTTGCCATCAGTCAATTTATTGAGCATACCTTGGGCTACGAATTGCCAATGCGTTATCGCGTGGATACCGGTAAGTGTCTGCTGGCCATCCAGATTGAGGGTGAGCTGCCTTATCGCAAGATCGTTGTCGACGGCGGTGTGGTTGAGTTGCTGAGTGATGGCAAGCAATTTGTGGCTATTGGTACGCACCCCAGCGGTACGCGCTATCAATGGGCGCAAGGTTTACCGGCGTCTATACCTAATGGCGGCCTAATCGAATTTGACAAGATGTGGCAAGCCATGGCTGATAAGTTTGCCGGTGGTGTTTCGTCTGGAGCGAGTGGCGGTGCGCGCAAGCGTGAGGCTCACATAGAGCTGCCTGACCCGGTGGCTGATCTTATCGAGCTGGCCGCACACGGTGTTGATCGTGATGGTGCGCTGATTATTGATTGTCCTTGGAAGGCTGATCACTCGACGGGATCTGACGGTGATGGCTCGACGGTTTGGTTTCGTGCTGGGTCCAATGGCTATGAGAAGGGTCATTTCAAGTGTTTGCATGGCCACTGTGCCGGTCGTAGCGATGCGGACTTTTTTGAGGCGATAGGCTATGTCGAGGATACCTCCACTGACTTTGCCGTGATTGAGGCGCCCAAGGGTGAGGTGGTCAGGCCATCGTTCAAGCGCGACAAGAATGGCAGCATTGAAGCCACGGTAGACAATTTGCAGAAAGCGCTGCAGTTCTTCCCGATGTGCCAGGCATACATTGGCCATGACCTCTTCCGTGATGAACTGATGTTTCACCGGGGTGATGAACAGTGGCAAGGCTTTTCTGATGAGGATTTTACCGAGCTGCGCATTGCGTTCGAGCGTCAATCGTTCAAGCCTATCGGTCGGGATCTGATCCGAGATGTGGTGTTGGTGATTGCCAGGCGTAACCGGTTTGATTCTGCGCAGATCTGGCTGAACAAGCTGCAATGGGATGGCGTGCCGCGTGTTAAGAGTTTCCTCTTCACTTATTTTGGCGTCGACGCCAATGCTTATGTTGATTCTGTTTCTGAATATATATGGTCTGCCATGGCTGGCCGCGTGTTATCACCTGGGTGCAAGGCGGACATGGTGCCTATCTTGGTGGGTGCTCAGGGCGTGGGTAAGTCTACCGGTGTGTCGGCCATGGTGCCGAGCATGGATCTGTTTACCGAGGTGTCCTTCGCTGAGAAGGATGACGATCTGGCGCGCAAGATGCGTGGCCGCCTGGTGGCTGAGATCGGGGAGTTGCGCGGTCTACACACGAAGGAGCTGGAAGGTATTAAGGCATTTATCACGCGCACCCAGGATCAGTGGATACCTAAATATAAGGAGTTCGGCACTACTTTCCAGCGTCGCCTGATCTTTATGGGCACCACTAATCAGACCGAGTTTTTAGCTGATGAGACAGGTAACCGTCGCTGGTTACCGGTGTTGACCCACAAGGTTGATGTGGATGCAATCAAGCGTGACATGCTGCAGCTATGGGCTGAGGGCGCTGTGATGTTCAAGAAGTCGGGTGTGGCATACCGCAGTGCGGAATTATTGGCCACTGATGTACACAACACGCATGTTATTCAAGATCCGTGGTTACCTGAGATCGATGTTTGGTTGGATAACCCGACTCATATTACCGATATTGTTCCAAAAGCGAAGGGGTGGGTGAGTGTTTCTGAGATCCTTTTGGGGTGTTTAGGCTTCGATCAAAAGAGCATAAATAAGGGTGTTGAGATGCGCGTTGTCAAAATTCTGTCCTCGCTCGGTTATCGCAAGGTCAGAATGTGTATTGACAAAAAACAGCGGAATGTTTGGTCAGTTGACAAAACTTTACCGTTTTAGGGGTGATCTAGTACACCTTAGTACACCTTTTTAATTTTGGTGTACTAGATCTTAGCCCAATGTTTACAGGGCGACAGCACACCTAGTACACCTAGTACACCTATTTATATATGGGATTGTAGAGCTGACTATATTAGTAGCTAGAGGGATATATAGAAAGTTAGTGCGCTAGGTGCACTAGGTGTACTAGGTGTACTAGTTTATACATGCAACAACCGGCGAATTGTGAGGGGATAAAAATGGTTAAAAAGTATATTTTTGTGAACGACCGAGGTTATCGAATTGGTGAGTGTCATCACAACGCAAAATTATCTGATCACGATGTGGACCTGATGTTGAAAATGCGCGATGAGGGTGATACCTACGCTAACCTGGCCAAATGGTTTGAGGTGAGTCGTTCGTGCATTGCCGATATATGCAAGGGTCGCAGGCGGCACAGCATAATGCGCATTGCCATTAGTGTGCGTAACTCTGAAAACACGTAGTAGCATGGCCTTATGAAATTGACACCTGAAAAACTAACGGCATTTACTGCTGTACTATCAGAGACTTGCAACGTTGGTAAAGCGTGCAAGGCCATTGATATCACCCGGATGACGGCCTACAACTGGCGAGCTGCTGACGAAGTGTTTGCTGCCGCTTGGGATAAGGCCCTGGTCGTTGGGGTCACAGCACTCGAGGACGAGGCACACCGGCGTGCGTTTGAAGGCAGTGACGAACCAGTATTCCACCAGGGTGCACCCTGTGGCTCCATCACCAAGTACAGCGATACGCTGTCAATCTTCTTACTCAAGGCTCATGCGCCTGAGAAGTATCGTGAGAATTCTCACCTCAAGATCTCGGGCAAGTTAGATCTGAGCGATATGAGTGAGGCGGATATGCGTGCCGAGTTGGCACTGCTCACTGCCGCTGGCGTATTGGGCAAGGTTGATGACGGCTCAGATCTCGTCTAAGGATCAGTTAGCCAGGGCATTACTCATTGCGCGTGAACTAAAGCGACGCAACCCATGGTCACCGCTACCGGGTCCGCAATCAATTGCTTATAACTCCAAGGCCGACATCATCGGCTATGGCGGTGCGGCGGGTGGTGGTAAGTCGGATCTGGCCTGTGGTAAGGCACTAACACAACACGAGCGTGTGATGATACTGCGACGTGAGGCAACACAGCTCACCGGTATTATCGATCGTTTTACTGAGCTATTAGGTGGGCGTGATGGCTTTAACGGGCAAGAAAGGATCTGGCGACTGCCTGATCGCGGTGTACAGATTGAGTTCGGCTCGGTGCCTAACCCTGGCGATGAGACAAAGTATCAGGGACGGCCGCATGATCTGCTGGTATTCGACGAAGCAGCCAACTTCATGGAGCATCAACTGCGCTTCCTACTCGGCTGGCTGCGTACCACAACCATTGGACAGCGATGCCAGGCTCTACTCACCTTCAACCCACCCACCAATGCTGAAGGTCGATGGATCATAGACTTCTTCGGACCATGGCTAGATCCCAAGCATCCCGTACCTGCTGAACCTGGCGAGTTGCGCTGGTTTGCCAGTATCGATGGCAAAGACGTTGAGGCTGATGGCCCTGACCCCTTCGAGCACAAGGGTGAGATGGTCAAGCCTATGTCTCGCACCTTCATACCTTCACGCGTCAGCGATAACCCTTACCTAATGGGAACCGGATACATGGCCACCTTGCAATCACTACCTGAACCACTACGCTCACAAATGCTCTATGGCGACTTCCAAGCGGGTATCGAGGATGACCCATGGCAAGTGATACCAACTGCGTGGGTCGAGGCTGCTATGGCCCGTTGGAAGCCTCTGCTGCCGAAGCCCAAGATGTCATCAATGGGTGTGGACGTGGCCCGAGGTGGGCGTGATAACACGATCATTGCACGACGCCATGGTAATTGGTTCGATGAGGCCCTGGCCTATCCAGGTACACAAACACCTGATGGCCCAACTGTCGCTGGCCTTGTCATTGCCAGTATGCGCAATGGTGCACCGATACACCTCGACGTAATTGGTGTGGGTTCATCACCTTACGACTTTCTGATGAGTGCTGGCCAGCATGTGCTGGGTGTCAACGTGGCTGAGAAGGCCACCTCGAGTGACAAGTCAGGCCGCCTCAAGTTTTTGAACCAGCGCAGTGAGCTATGGTGGAAGTTCAGGGAGGCATTGGACCCAGCCAACAACATAGGCCTGCAACTCCCACCGGACAATCGACTGCGTGCCGACCTGTGTGCACCCACCTGGGAGCTACAGGGCACAGTGGTCAAGGTCGAAGGGCGCGACGCCATTGAGAAACGCATTGGTCGATCACCCGACTGGGCCTCGGCTTATGTGCTCGGTCTCATGGACACACCGTCGCTTGCCGATGTGCGTGCTATCACAAGGCAACAGGTCAAGGAGTATGACCCTTATGCGTAGGTATGCGTATCTCTGAATTCAACGTGTAGATTGCACGTATTGAATTGGGGGTGGTATGGGTTGGGGAATAGCGGAGTTTGTTAAGAACGCCAGAGGATCAGCCAAACAGGCTGTGAGGGATGGGGCGGGGTCGGTCACTGGTGTGACTGATTCCGTCGTACCTGAATTCAATAAAGCATGGAGGGGTGCGCAGTATTCACTTGGGAATACGTGGTCTGGTTTTCGTAGAGATGTGTTTGGCCTGGTGCTTGATCTGACAGGCCAAACACCCAAGCGCCCCCCTGGTCCAGTAACAGAATACCAAGTTGCCCAGCGTGGCACCGACAAGGAGGTGGCTGATACGTCATCGGGTACGAATGATGGTCAGCTCAGAGCATTTGCTGAATCGAGCACGTCTATTGCCAAAAACCCATTGGCTGGTAATGCGACCGTGGGTACGGATGCAAGCCTGGGTAGCAAGGCCCCATTGGGTCGCAATATGATATTGGGTAACTGACATGCTCACACTGCCTGACATCCAGCGCATGAGCATGGTGGTGTCTAATCTTGAGGATCAACTGCTGGCCATGCCGCAGGTGGACCTGGTAACTGAGAATGTAATACACGGCGGCATGTGTGCACGAACCATCTTTATACCGGCTGGCACATTGCTGACGGGTGCATTAACGAACATAGACAATATCTGCGTGGTGCAGGGTGACATTGTGGTGACCACGGATGACGGGTCAAAGCGCTTAACAGGCTTCAACGTGATACCGGCCAATGCGGGTATCAAGCGTGTGGGCCTGGCGTATGCAGATACATGGTGGTCGATGATATGGCCAACAAGCAAGACGGACGTGACAGAGATTGAGGACGAAATGAGTAGCGAGAGCGAAAAGCTGGCGAGTCGTCGCATATTGAATATTGGGGGTGTGGTATGAGTATGGCGATTATTGGAGTTAGTGTGTTTGCAGGGAGCACTTTATATCAGGTTTCTGAGGGTCGCAAGGCTCTCGACCTGCAAGAGCGTATACACACGGATGCTGAGGCGCGTGCCAACTTGAATGCAAAGAATGCCGACATTGCCATGGGTAAGCAGAACCAAAAGCGCCCTGACATCACTGCTGCCTATGACAGCAACAGGCGTGCGGCCATGGTAGGCGGCACGATGTTAACAGGTGCAAATGGTGTCACTGATCCAGCACCCATTGGCAAAACAACTCTACTCGGAAGCTAATCAATGAGTGATCAAACCACACCACGCGAGAAGCTAGTTACCCGTTGGGGTGCTCTTAAATCCGAGCGCGCCACCTGGGTGCCGCATTGGAAAGAGATATCAATGCACCTGCTCCCCCGGTCTGGTCGCTTCTTCGTACAGGACCGTGACCGTGGACAAAAACGACACAACAATATATATGATTCTACTGGCACTCGCGCTCTACGTGTGCTCGCTGCCGGTATGATGAGTGGCATGACAAGCCCTGCGCGCCCATGGTTTCGTCTGGCCACCAATGACCCTGATTTAAACAAGTTCCAACCCGTTAAGCTATGGCTAACGGATGTTACACATTTGATGAGTAGCATATTCAACAAGTCGAATACCTATCGATCTCTGCATTCTATGTACGAAGAACTGGGTGCATTCGGCACCGGTGCATCCATCGTGCTGCCTGACTATCAAGATGTAATTCGTCACTACCCTCTCACCACGGGTGAATATGCCATCACCACTGACCACCGTGGCCAGGTATCAACCCTATATCGCGAGTTCCAAAAGACAGTGCATGAGCTGGTGGGTGAGTTTGGCTATGAGAATTGCTCCACGACCGTGCAGAGTCTCTACACACGCGGCAGCCTGGAACAGTGGATAACCATCATCCATGCAATTGAACCGCGTGCCGATCGTGACCACAAGATGAAAGACGCCAAAAACATGGCATGGTCATCAGTTTACTTTGAGCAAGGTGGTGAGCGTGGCAAGTATCTGCGTGAGTCAGGCTTTAAAGAATTCCCTGCGGTAGTACCACGATGGGCTGTATCTGGTGGTGACGTCTATGGCAACTCGCCAGGCATGGAAGCGCTGGGCGACATCAAACAACTGCAACATGAACAACTACGCAAGGCGCAGGGTATCGATTACAAGACTAATCCGCCATTGCAGGTGCCACTCAGCATGAAGGGTCGCGACATCGAGCGCTTGCCGGGTGGTATTAGTTTTGTGGATACAGCCGGCACCGGTGGTATTAAGACTGCGTTCGACGTTAACCTGGATCTTAACCACTTGCTGCAAGATATCCAGGACGTGCGCGAGCGTATCAAAGGATCATTCTACGCTGACCTGTTTCTAATGCTGGCCAACCAGACTGACGCGCGCATGACTGCCACCGAAGTGGCCGAGCGTCACGAAGAAAAGCTGCTGATGTTGGGGCCAGTGCTCGAGCGCTTGCACAATGAGCTGCTGGATCCGCTGATCAACATGACCTTCTCACGCATGGTCGAAGCGGGTGTATTGCCACCACCGCCCAAAGAGCTGCAAGGCCATGACCTCAATGTTGAATTCGTTTCCATGTTGGCCCAGGCACAGCGCGCAGTAGGTACTAATTCCATCGATCGCTATGTCAATAGCTTGGGTGCCGTGGCCCAATTCAAGCCTGATGTGCTCGACAAGTTTAACAGTGATGAATGGGCTGATGCCTATGCCGACATGCTGGGTGTTGATCCGCAACTGGTGGTGCCGGGTGATCAGGTTGCACTCATACGCAAGCAACGCAGCGATCAAGCACAACAACAGGCACAGACAGATCAAGCCTTGCAAAAATCACAAGCAGTAAAGAACCTGGCCACCGCACCAACCGGGGGTCAGACAGCACTAACCGACGTAACTAAAGCATTCAGCGGGTACACATAATGGCACAACTAATCAACATGAAATGCGACTGTGATGAGGGCAACATACCTGGTAACAACTACCCGGGTGGTTTGATGCTCTACATCGATGAAGACCAGTGTGAAGCGCTGGGTATTTTAAAAACCATGGCCGCAGGTAGCAAGGTAAGCATCAGCGCAATAGCCGTGGTTACCAGTGCCACCGAATCTCTTGAAAAAGACGGCGACGATGCAGGTAATGATGTGCGATTGCAGTTACAGATTACGGATATGTCAGTGAGTATTGCTGGCGTAATGAACAATGCAGCAAATATGTTATACGGAAAAGGAGACTGATCATGGCAACAGTAGCAGGTATCAACCAATCAACAGGCACGACAGTGGCCTTCATACGTGAGTGGGACGGCATAGGTAACGGGGACGATGGTGCACCCATTGCCTGCGCACAGTACACCGATAAATCGGTGCAAGTGTTTGGTGTGTTTGGTGTGGGTGGCAGTCTGGCCGTTGAAGGTAGCAACGACGGCATTAACTGGTCAGTGCTCACAGATCCACAGGGCAATAACCTGGCCATCACTGCGGCCAAGATCGAAATGGTTTCAGAGGCCACCATGTATGTGCGCCCACGCGTGACTGCTGGCGACGGCACAACGAACTTGACCTGCTTAATTTTAATGAAGGAGTAACACTATGAGTAATGAATATTTAAAAGCTGCCGATGATGCCAATCGATTACTCGCAGGCTTCTCAGCGATACAAACCGTGGCCGACGCCTTCGCTAAAGTGGGTAGCCTGGTGCAAGCTGAAAAGGAAGCCACGAAGGGTCTGGAAGCTGCACGTAAAGAACTGGCAACCGTTGAGACTGATATGGCCGTGGGTAAGGTTGCAGTCAAAGTGGCCAAGGATCTGGCCGCCAAGTACAAGGATGAGTCCGTCGCCATGCGCGACGCAATGATGAACGACGCAGTGATCGAGGCTAACAAGATTGTGGATGAGGCTAATCGTATCCATGATGAAAAGACCAAAGAAGCCAGCCAGATCATTGGTGATGCAGTGGCTAAGGTAACAACGGCCAATGCCAATGTTGCATCACTCATGGCTGAAGCCGCTGACCTGGAAGGTAAAATCAACAAGCTGAAAGCCCAAGCTGCAAAGATGTTGGGATAAGGGGTAAATCATGGCTGCAGGCGCATGGACGTTTCCACAAATCGCAAAGTTAAACATGTTCGAGGGTGCAACTGCACTCTTAAAAACAGGTTCAGCTAACTATCGTCTTGCACTCGTCAAGAGTACATGGACACCCGCCCCAACAACTGACGAGGTATGGGCTACTATTTCAGCGAATGAAATCGCTACAGCGGGTCAGACTGCTTATGTTGCTGGTGGCGCAACACTCGGCACAGTGGTTCTTAATCAAACCGGTGGCGTGGTTAAATTTACATCGGCCGCACAGGTATGGACTGCTGACGGTACGGGAATACCTGCATGGCGTTATATGGTGATCTACTACCTTGGCACACTGAACGGTAAAGTTAATCCGCTGGTATGTTATGCCTTGGGCGATTCAACCCCTGCTGACGTTCCACTGACTTCTGCACCTAATACGCTGACCGTCACGATGAACGCGTCAGGTATCTTGAGCGCGACTTAATGGCAACGGGTCAAGGAACATGCACATTTGATTTTGGTACTGGCAAGGGTTCAACTCGTGCAACTTTAACCGGAGTCACAGCTACCGGACTAAGTGCCACAAGTAACCTTGAGATTTACATTGATGGCACAGATTCAACTGCGACACATAACGCACAAGAACATCGCTTAATAGGTGCATTGAATTTTGGCGCATACGCTACAGCAAAAAGTGCGAATGCCTTCGATGCAGAAGCAATTTCAACATTACAACTTACTGGCACGATTGCATGTCGGTGGGTATTTGCAGACTAAGGAGTAATAAAATGGCAGGTATTAAAATTGAAGGTGGTTCAAGCACGGCAGGTAGTCCAAACGTAGACTCTACCTATAACCTGAATGTGAACCTACCTGTCGTAACGACTCAGGCTGGCTTCGCTTCTATTCAATCAAGAATGGATTCAGGGGCAATAACAGGTACTCCTTTGGTTAGAACTCCGCATGTTGGCGAGGATAGCAGGCTTTCAGTGGGTATCGATACCATGCTGAGTCTGTATAACTTTACAACTACAGCTCAAAACACGGGCGATTGGAAATACGCAGCCGCTACAATGACCAGTTCGCAGTCTGCTGGATTCTTAAACATCAACCCCGCTTTATCTACTGTTTCAGGTAACTATACTTACATGCAAACATGGAAACACCATACTTTGCAAGGTGATGGTTCTTTAAACATAGAGTTTACGGGGCTTATTAGTGCAGCTCCTCCCGCCAACCAACTCCTTGAAGCTGGATTATTCTTAGGTACTGCGGGTGTTGCACCTACTGATGGATGTTTCTGGAGATTAAGTTCGGCGGGTTTAGCTGGAATTATGACTTACAACGGTGTAGAAACTTCCACTGGTGTATTGATTGCTTCGCTTACAGTCGGATCAGTAGCCAGCTTCCAAATTATTATCTCACAGCGAAGAGTGGAGTACTGGGTTGACGGTACTCTTTATGGTTATATGGCAGTACCAAGCGGTAACGCAGTCCCCTATCTAAGTATGAACTTGCCAGTTTGTTTAATGATGCGTAACTCAGGTACAGTAACAGGTGGCTTCACTACAAAGATTGGTACGTTACATGTGACAATGACTGATCTTGCAGCTACTAAGGATTGGTCAATTCAAAAAGCTATGCAAGGGGATGCTTATCAAGGGCAAGACGGTGATACGCAAGGCTCACTAGCAATGTATTCTAACGCCGCTGTTGCTGCTGCTGCTGCATTAACTAACACGACTGCTGCTGCCGGTAACATCGGTCTTGGTGGTGTGGTTCTTGTCCTTCCAACACTAACCTCTGGTACAGATGGTATTCTACTGAGTTATCAAAATCCAGTCGGCTCAGTAACACAACCACCTAAGACATTAGTAGTGCAAGGTATTCGTATATTTGCCAGTGTGCAAACTGCTTTAACTGGTGGGCCGCTAACTTTAGTTATGGGCGCTGCCTTCGGGCATACAGCCTTGTCTTTAGCGACAGTAGAAACAGGTTCATTTGTAACGGCTACAACTAAAGCCCCTCGAAGAGTACCACTTGGTAACTTCGACTTCGTGGTAACTGCTGCTGCCGGTATTGGTGTGCCTAGTATATGGATGCAATTCCTATCACCGTTAGTTGTAAACCCAGGTGAATACTTTGCTATCACTTGTCGTAACCTTGGGACAGTGACTACTCTTGGTGCTTTAGCAATAACTGTTAGCGTAGATCACTTCTTCGAGTAATAAATGAGCTTACTACTCGCACTCACGGGTAGCGGTGTATCTAATACCTCAGTCAATCCAGCTGTCGGTAGTCTTGCGCTTACGGGTTACGCTCCAACTATCTCGCAGTCCAGTAGTGTAGTTGATACCCCTATAAACCCCGCTGTTGGTACGCTATCACTCACCGGATATGCACCTGTAGTTGCGCAACCTTATACAGTAACACCGACAGTCGGAAGCCTTGCATTAACAGGCTATGCTCCAAGTATTCTACAACCAAAGGCGCTAACCCCGGCGGTTGGTTCAGTTGCAATAATAGGCTATGCCCCTGCAATACTTCAACCAAAGGCACTGACTCCGTCTGCTGGAACACTAGCAATTACAGGTTATGCGCCAACGGTAGCACGAACAAGCAATGTTTATTTGTTGCCAATTAACAGATCCATAAGCCTGGTCGGACTGTCGCCTAACGTAGTCCAAAGTGGTCAATCTGTAGCCATATCTCTACCCATATCCATGATACGTCGCCGCCGTCGCGCCTAGGTGTGCGTATCTCTTAATGGATCGTGTAAATTATGCGCATGAGCAACCACGACCCCCTAGATCTAGCAGGTATTGAACGCACAAAGGCGCAGAAACAAACTGCTGAGCGCGTCTCCCGCGAAACCGAAGAGGCTGATATTAAGTGGCTCATGGGTAGCAAACGGGGGCGTCGGATTATCTGGCGCCATCTGGAACGGGCAGGTGTATTTCGTCTGTCGTTTAATACCAACGCAATGCAAATGGCATTTGCGGAAGGTAATAGAAACGATGGCCTCCGTACACTGGCGCTGGTTCACGCGTTATGCCCTGAGCTGTATCCAGTGATGATAAAGGAAACGAATAATGACAACAGAAACACTGATGACGGGAACTGACAATACCACTCAAGGTACCGCCTCATCACCTGATGCAACCAGTGCTGCACCCGTAGGTGGAACTCCTGCGGCAACAACACCGGGAGCATCAAGCCAGCAAGCAACCGAAGGTCAAACTACCGAGGGCGATAAGTCTGAAGGTACGAAAGCTGAAGGCGATAAAGCGGCACCGACGGGTGCCCCTGAAAAGTATGAGTTTGTACCACCTGAAGGCAAAGAATTCTCGCCTGAAGTGTTGGCCCAATTCTCTGAAGTCGCCAAAGAACTAAACATGACCCAGGAAGCTGCGCAGAAAGTGATCGACAAGATTGCCCCGGCCCTCGCTGAAAAGCAGAGCAAGGCACTCGAGGCGGCACGTACTGAATGGGCTGACACCTCAAAGTCTGATAAGGAATTTGGTGGTGACAAGCTGAATGAAAACATGGCCATAGCAAAGAAGGCCCTGGAACAATTCGGCTCACCCGAACTGCGCACGCTGTTAAACGAGTCTGGTCTTGGCAATCACCCCGAATTAATCAGGATGATGTACAGAGCGGGCAAGGCAATCAGTGAGGACAATTTTGTGCAATCGGGCCAAGGCGGTAAACCTATCGCTAAAAGCAACAACGATTATGCGAATTCCCTCTACCCAGCAAAGCAGTAGATGTTCAACGCCCTAACGCAGTGATGCGCTGGGCACCTTAATAACTAACGCCGCGAGGCGCTGAAGGAGTAAATGACATGGCAACACTATTAGCAACAAACTTAACGCTGGCCGATTGGGCTAAACGTGTAGATCCTGATGGTACTGCGCCCGTCGTGGCAGAACTATTATCACAGTCTAACGAAATTCTTGATGACGCTGTATTTGCTGAAGGCAACCTGCCAACTGGTCACCGTGTTGTGATCCGTACTGGTTTGCCGACAGTTTACTGGCGTGCTCTTAACCAAGGTATCCCAAACTCAAAGAGCACAACTGCTCAGGTTGATGAGGCTTGCGGTATTTTGGAAGCACGCTCTGAGGTGGACAAAGATCTGGCCATGCTTAACGGCAACACGGCTGCCTTCCGTCTGTCTGAAGATAGCGCATTCATCGAAGCGATGAACCAGACACAAGCTACAACATTGTTCTACGGTAACCCAGCCATCGACCCTAAGCAGTTCTTGGGGCTGGCTTCACGTTACTCAGCAATCTCAGGCGCCGGTAACGCACAGAATATCCTAGATGCTGGTGGTGACGCTGCGGCGACCAACGCTTCCGTATGGTTGGTTGTTTGGGGTGATCAAACTGTATTCTGCCCATTCCCTAAAGGCTCAAGCGCTGGCTTGATCCATGACGACCTGGGTGAGCAAACTGTTTACAACCCTGACGGTACACGTATGCAGGCATTGGCCACTCGTTACCAGTGGAAAAATGGTCTGGTGGTTAAAGACTGGCGCTATGTTGTTCGTATTGCGAACATCAAGGTTGCAGATCTGTTGGCTCAAGCAACTACACAAACTGCGTCTGCCTCCACCAACATCGTCAAGCTGATGGCGCGTGCGTTGTATCGCATTCCTAACATGAGCATGGGTCGTGCTGCGTTCTACATGAACCGCACCGTTCACTCAGGTCTGGCAATCGCTGCAATGGACAAGTCACAGTACGTGTTGAAGATTGAGCAAGGCCTGACACAGTTTGGTACACCAACATCATGGTTGAGTTTCCTCGGTGTTCCATTGCGTCGTGTCGATGCACTGTTAAACACAGAAACCAAAGTGACGTAATGACTAGCGGCCCAGGGTAAACCTGGACCCCTGCAAACTTTAAGGAGATTTAAAAATGATTATCGACAAATTGCTTCAAGTATCTACATCACAGGTAGTGACCGTAACGGCTGTATCTACCGATACGATCGACCTGTCTCAAGCCAAGGACATTGGCGAAGGTGAAAACCTGTACTTTAACTTCAACGTGGAAGCTGCACCAACAACACCCACATCTGTTGAATTTCAGGTGATTACTTCTGCTTCTGCCGCCCTGAGTACACCTACCATTATTGGTACATCTGGCGCGATTGCCATCGCATCATTGCCAATTAACACCAACGTGATAGTGCGTTTGAATGCTCGCGCAGGTTCAACTGGTCAGCGTTACCTTGGTGTGCAGTACACGATCGTAGGTACGACAACAACTTCAGGCACTTACAGCTCGGCAATCACGCACGATCTGCAAGATGGCAAGAAGTTCTACGCTTCAGGCTTTTCAGTGACGTAATAACCTGGTGGGCTACGGCCCACCTCCCTATTTATTAAAGAGGTATTTATCATGGCCATGCGCAAATTCAGAGTGCTCGAGAAGTCTTACATTGTCAATCGTATCGTTGAGGAAGGCGAGATCGTTGAATACGACGGCGAACCGTCTGCCAATCTCGAGCTTGTCGATGACAAGCAAGAAGCAAAGGGCGTCAAGAAGTCTGGATCTGATCTAGTTTAAGTTGTTCCTCGTCCTGCTGTAAGGCAGTTTTAAGGGGTCAGGGGGAACCTTGACCCCTATTTTTTAGGGGTAGCGTATGGCGTCCGAAGTTGACATTTCAAACTTGGCATTGGCTCATTTGGGCGACAGTGCAACCGTGGCAAGTCTTGACCCACCCGAAGGGTCGGCTCAGGCTGAACATTGTGCGCGCTTCTATCCGATTGCGCGTGACGGTCTGCTGGAAATGCACGCGTGGGGTTTTTCTACCGTGCGTCAACCGCTGGCGCAACTGTCCACCACAAGGGGTGAGTGGGCATATTGCTACCTGCAGCCCAACAATGTGCTTGGGATTTTGGCCGTATTGCCATCAGGTGTGACCGATGATTACAGTGAGAACGGGACCTACACACCGGTTCCATTCTCGGCTGAAGTCGATGAGTTGGGTAACGACGTAATTTACACCAACCAGGTTGATGCCATTGTGCGCTATACCATTCGTCAAGCCGATACCACCAAGTTCTCGCCACTATTCGTCACCGCCTTATCATGGCACCTGGCCAGCATGTTAGCGGGGCCGGTGATCAAAGGATCTGAAGGCTCGGCTGAAAGCAAGCGCTGCAGTGAAATGGTTAAGCATTGGATGGGTGAAGCCGGTGAGTCCGATGCTAATCAACGCAAGATAACACCCACCCATAACGTGACATGGATGAGCATACGATGACCATTCGCACATTCAGTAAAGCCTTCAACGGTGGTGAAGTAACACCCGAGTTCTTTGGGCGTATCGATGACCCCAAGTATCTGGCAGGCGTGGCTACCATGCGCAACTTTATTGCACTACCCCATGGGCCATGTGCCAACCGCTCCGGGTTCAAATTTGTGCGTGAGGTTAAAACATCCAGCGCAAAAGTCAGGCTGATACCGTTCACCTATTCCACGACACAAACCATGGTGATCGAAATGGGCGCCGGGTACTTCCGCTTTCATACGGCAGGTGGCACCTTGATGAATGGCGGCTCACCCTATGAGATAAGTAATACCTATGCGGAAGCGGATCTGGTAGACATTCACTATGTGCAGTCTGCCGACGTGATGACACTGGTACACCCAGGGTACGCACCCAAAGAACTGCGACGCATTGCATCGCTCAACTGGACCTTCACCGGTATTAGTTTTGACCCACAAGTGACGGCACCCACAGCGGCCACCACAGTGGCCAATGCACCCGTTGGTACAGGTTACACCTACACGTATCAAGTGACGGCCATCGGTGCCGACAAGATCAGCGAATCGCTACCTGCTACCAGCAACACCGTGACCAACAACATATACGCGAGTGGTGCGAGCAACACAGTGAGCTGGACAGCCGCAGCGGGTGCCACACGTTATCGTATATATAAATTTAGTGCAGGGGTATATGGATACATTGGTGACATTGATGCTGCTGCGGTGACATTTAAAGATGAAAACGTAGCGCCAGATCTTAGCCGCACACCGCCCACTTACACCAACCCATTCAACGCTACGGGTAGCTATCCTGCAGCGGTGAGTTACTTTGAACAACGTCGCTGCTTTGCCGGCACAACCAACTTGCCACAAACAACATGGATGAGCCGCACCGGCACCGAGTCAGATATGAGCTCCACGATACCGTCGCGCGATGACAACTCGATATCGTTCAAGATTGCCTCACGCGAAGCCAATACGATCAGACACCTGGTGCCGTTGAATGCCATGATGATACTGACCAGCTCAACAGAATGGCGCGCCTCGTCAACCAATGACGCGATCACCCCCTCATCGATCAACGTAAAGCCCCAATCGTTCGTCGGCTGCAGCAACGTGCAACCCTTTATTGTGAACACAAACTTGATCTTCGGGTCAGCACGCGGCGGCCATGTGCGTGAGCTGTCGTATTCATTCCAGGCGAACAGCTACATAACCGGTGACCTCTCTCTGCGTGCACCCCACCTCTTCGACAATCTGGATATCACCGACATGGCCTATGCCAAAAGCCCAGTGCCGATATGCTGGTTCGTCTCGAGCAATGGCAAGCTGCTGGGCATGACCTATATACCCGAGCAACAAGTGGTTGCCTGGCACCAGCACGACACTGATGGCGTATTCGAATCCATCGCTGTAGTGGCCGAGGGTAACGAGGACGTGCTCTATGCACTGGTGAGTCGCACGATAAATGGATCGAGTAAGCGCTACATCGAGCGTATGCAAACCCGTCAATTTGTGAACCAGGCTGATGCTTTCTTTGTTGATTGTGGGCTGACCTACACGGGTACGCCTGCGACAAACATCACAGGCTTGTCGCACCTTGAGGGCAAGACAGTGAGCATATTGGCCGACGGCTCGGTGCATCCAAGACGAGTGGTGACGAGTGGTGCAATCACTTTGGACAACGCGGCCAGCACAGTGCAAATAGGCCTGCCAATTACGGCCGACATTAACACCTTACCCATGGCCTTGCAGATTGATAACGGCATGGCACAGGGTCGCTATAAAAACGTAAACAAAGTGTGGCTGCGCGTCTATAGATCCAGCGGTATCTTTGCAGGACCCAATGCCAGCGAATTGGTTGAAGCTAAACAACGCACCTCTGAAACTTACGGCACGGCACCCGCGCTCAAAACAGAAGAGGTCGCCATTATGTTAAGCCCGAGCTGGGGTGATAGTGGTCAAGTGTTTATCCGTCAGGCTGACCCACTACCGCTGACATTGGTATCCATGACCATGGACGTAGTAATAGGCGGCTAGGTATGCGTATCTCTTAAATAACACAGTATCGTAGCGGTATATTTTAGGGGGTCATCGGATGGACGGATACGGCAAGGCTTCAGTCGGCCTCATGGCCTATGGTGCAGTGAGTGGTGCCATAGGCACCTACTTCTCTGCTGCTGGCCAGCGCTCATCGCTTGAATTTCAGGCGCGCATTGCTGACATTAACGCACGCATCGCTGAAGGCTCTGCACAAACCGCACTTGTACAAGGCGAACGTGCCGTGCAGGGTGTGCGTATGCACACGGCTCAAGTTAAGAGCGCACAGCGCGTCGGCCTGGCCGCCAACGGCATTGCACTCGACAGTGATTCGGCCATCAACGTACTCACCACCACCGACGTAATGGGTGAACAAGACGCCATCACCACTGAGACCAATGCTATCGCACAAGCCTGGGGCTATCGCACCCAATCATCCAACATGCAAACAACCTCTGCCCTGAACAACGCCGCCGCCGGGAACATCAACCCGGGGTTGTCTGCCGCCGGGTCGCTGATAGGCAATGCTGGCAAGGTGGGCGCGCAGTGGTACATGATGAACACCGGTAGATCTAGTACATCGGGAATTACTACATAATGGCTAAAGTTCCAGTTTACGACGCACCTCAAGTCAACGCGGCGTCGCCGCAGCCTGTAATGAACCAGGCGCAAGGCCCTGCCAATCCTATTGGCAAGTCTACTGCCGACCTGGGCGAAGGCTTGATGGCCTTGGGTGCAAGCGGTGCGAGCATTGCTGAGCGTGCGAATTACATTGCAAACAAGGCACGTCTGAACGAAGCCGTAGCCGAAGGCACCCAAGGTAACATCGAGCTGAAATTGAATATGTACCAGCTCGAAGGCAAGAATGCGCTGGCAACAAGCGAAGATGGCAAGTCAATGCTGGATTATCACATTGAACTCTACGACAAAGGTATGAGCAAGATCCGCGATGGCCTTAGTAATGACTATCAAAAAGCGGCATTTACTGAACACATGAACACCCAGCGAGAAACACTACGCGGTGAACTCGGTGCCCATGTATTAAGACAACAAGAGGTCTATCTTGATGCGACAGATAAGTCTGGCATTCAAGCCGCTGTCGATTCTGCCAGCACATTCTCGGGTGACGCTGATCGGCAAAAGGCTGAAATGAAAGTCGGTATCGACATACTGCAAGAGCGCGGTGCCCGTAAGGGGTGGGATGCCAAGATGCTGGACCATGAAACAAAGGCGGCTATGTCTCCCGTTTATGCCGCCACGGTGCGCACCATGATCCAATCGGGTAACGCCATGGGTGCCGCCAAGTATGCCAGTGACAATGCTGACAATATGACATTGGGCATACGCGAGTCTATCAATAACCTGGTACAACCGGCGATTGTTTATGAGCGTGCCGCAGTGGGCTTCAACAAGATATGGCAAGAGATGGGACCTACGGATTTGAATGCACCAGTTCGTGTGTTTGATATGGATGCTCAAATTGATAATGATTTCAAGGGCGACCGCGATGGGGCCGCGCACGCCAAGCTGCAACTTAGGGAGAAGGCTTCAATGTTCAACTCCCAACAGAAAGAGGTGAATGCCGGTAATGTTAATGGCCTGTATGGCCACCTCGAAGATGGTATGTCTATTGCTATGGTATCCAAGACGCGTGAGTTTATGGCTCTGCCGTCTGATGTTAGAACCAAGATAATGGACGAGTGGCTTGCCCACAAGGATGCAAAACTTGGCCATCAACTATCAATTGTCAGAGACACTGAACAACTCAACCTCTACGGTAACGAAGACAAGTACATAACCATAAACGACCCGCTTGCACTTACTCAGTTTAAGAGTCGCGCGCAGATCGAGGCCATGCGCCCGATGTTTGGCAAAGATGCAACGCTGAGGCTGGCCGATAAATGGGACGAGCTACAAAAGCCTGGTGCCATTCGTGATGCGCAATACGACCAGGATTCATTTAATAGTCTTGCCGACCGTTTTGGTTTAAAGCCTTATGACACACACCTTAGCGAAGCCAAAAAGCGTGAGCTAGGTATGCTCAAGGTCAACGTCGAGAACAAGATCGAGATTGAACAACAAAGGCTCAAGCGTCAACTCAGTCGCACCGAGAAGGATGCGCTGATGGAGTCTGAACTATCCAAACCTAAAGTGACAGTCGACCCTGGCATGTTTAGCCGTAATGTTGAAAAGTCACCCATACAAATGGGTGCTGATGACATTGCGCATAGCAAGCCTAGTGCTGAACAAAGGGCGAGTCTATTTTCAGCGATGCAGGAAATGCACAAGCAATTCCCAAACAAACCAGAGTACATGGCAAACGAAGAAAATATGATTGCCCAATTCCGAAAATCATTGACGACTAAATAATGACCGACTACTTAAAAATGATGCAGGACAAAGAGGCTTCCACACCGGCAGCTAAGTCTAACCCTTACCTAGATCAAATGATGGCCGAGGAAAATGGTAAGTCGGATGCCTTCAAGTCATCGGCCGCCGTGGCCGTGCAAACTAACCCTGATGAATATGCACGTGCCAAGCGTGTGGCAGATCTATTAGGGACAACTGCTGCCGCAGTCAAAGCTCAACCCGATGAATATCATCGCATTGCAGATTCTCAGGTATTGAACGAAGAAACAAAGGATGCCCCCAAGCTGCGCGAAAAAATCACGCTCGACCCTGAGTTTGCAAAGCTGGTGCATGACGACGCCGGGGTAATGTCGAGTGTTGAAACAACACTGTCGCAGTTAGGCCACTCGGGTACTGCAGGTATTGTCGATCTGATGGGGGCGGGTGCCAAGTTAATAGATACCGTCAACCCGTTCACCTTGAGTGATACCGACGCGGCGGTTCTTTATAAAAACGATGACGCTAAATTAAAAAACCTGCGCGATAATAGTGTGACGATGGGGCTATCGCGGTTTGCGCGTAACCAGACGACCGCCGCTGATTTAATTATGGATGATCGGTCAGCGAAGACAAAGGCAGAATTTGATCCATTAAAATATGCCACGACCGACACGGGAGAGGCGGCCTACCTGTCACCTGTCAAGATGGTGAGCGACGCAATACGATCGCTACCCACAACGGCGGCCCTCGCATTAACTGCGTACCTCACTCGTGGCGCCTCGATGCAGGTGGAAAAGCAAGCACTGATCGAGGGGATGTCTGCCGAGGCTGCAAAGAAAGCCGGGGTGGACGCGGCTGTTAATATGGCCAGTAAATTTGGTGCTGGATCTGAGGGGGCTGTCGGTTATGCGCAGGGCGCGCTAGGCTCTCAGAGTAATGTGGAAAAGCTGTCTCAGGACAAGATTGAAAAATCACCAACCTATCAAGCGCTCATTAAGCAGGGATTCAACCCAAGTGCTGCACGTATTTACACCGCGTCTCAAACTGGCGAAATGTCAGGTATTGGTGCAGGTGCAGTGGATGCTGCAACCAATCTGGTGGGTGGCAAGTTCTTTGGCAAGATCATTGGTGAAGGGGGCGCATTTTTACCACGCTTCGGTAAGGGTTTTGCCAACGAAGCCGCTGTCGAAACTATCCAAGGTGGTGGTGAACAGTTATCCGCTAACATGGCGACAGCTCATAATATTGATCCTAATCAATCACTAACAGAAGGAGTTGGTGAGCAAATGGTAGCCGGTTTGTTTGTAGGCGGCTTAACGGGTGGCGCATTTGCTGGGGCGGCGGGGCATGATTCAAAAATTAAAACGGCCCAACAAACTGAACAACAAACCAAAGTCATTGAACAACTCAACCAGCTCGCTGCGGCCTCCAAGGTAAACCAGCGCGACACCAACACATTCTCTGATTTCGTAAAGTCTGCTGCTGAAGATGGCCCTGTGCAAGAGCTATATATCTCAGCCAAAGAATTTGCGCAGTCGGGCGTGGCTGACAAGATCTATGAGCTATCACCATCAATCGCTGCGCAGTATGAGCAATCACTGACCACTGGCACCGACATGCGCATACCGATTGAAGAGTATGCCAGCAAGATTGCGGGTACCGAATACAGCCAGGGCTTACTGCAACACCTCAAGACCGACCCCGATGGTATGAGTGGTGCCGAGGCCAAGGGTTTTATGGATAACCATGCCGAGAAATTGCACGCTGAAATGGAGCAACTAATTGAGCACGACAGTGGCCGCGATGAATTTATGGCGAGTCACGATGTCGTCAAGCAAAAGATACTCGATCAAATGAACACGGTAGGGCGCTTTAGTCCAGCGGCTAATGAAATGTACGCTACCCTGATTGCATCGCACAACGCAGTGCGTGCTGCACAACTCAACATCACACCCGAAGCCATGTTTGAAAAGCAAACGCTCGGTGTGCGTGGTGAGTCTGTCATGGGTGATTCGTTTAATCAGCGTTACGATCTGGTATCTGATCAGGTTGACCCTGAGCTGGCCATGTTCGATGACCATGCGAAGCGCTCGGCAGAGCATGGCCTCACGCAACAACAGGCTGAGGCCGTTATGCCTGAAACCATGCGCGATGATATGACCGGGTTATACTCGGACACTGAATTGCGTCAGGCTATGGTGCGCGCCAAAAAGGTGGGTGGGTATCACTATGTTGAATTTGACCTGTTCAACTTGGGTGGTGCCAACAAGGCTATGGGTGCCAACGCACGCACCGATGCCGTATTGAAACAACTCGGCTCTGCGGTTGCTGAAAGTTTCGAGGGCCAGATTGCAGCACGCCGCGGCGGTGGCCGCTTTGCAGTATTGGTTAAAGACGGATTCGCCAGCGAGGCCGCCATTGACATGGCCGCACAGAAAGCTCAAGCTATTGCCAAAGAGAATGGTCTTGATCAAATTGCGGCACCGAAAGTACCCGGCGCCAAAGGGATCGCACTCTACGGTGCACAGACTAAACTAGAAGGTAGCATCGACGAAATAATCACTCGCGTACAAAATGACACGCGCGAGCAAATGCCGAAAGGAGAACAAAATGTCAACAGAAATGAGGCTGGGCAGACTTGGCTTGCTGCATCTACAGGACAAGCCGCAAGAGTTAGCCGAAGCATTGGACAAGGTAATCAACAAGAACAAGGAAAAGCACGAACAGGCGAAGAGGGATATGGACGCACGCTTGAAAGAAAGGGAAGCCCGGGCGTCAGCGCAACAACCAGCTTAATTGCGCCCGACAATTTTGCATTAGACTCGCACAGTAGTAAATCCAAACAAGCTGGGCTCACCCAGCAACAACAAGACGGCACCAAACCCTATACTGACCGCGACGAGCTGACAGGTTTCTACACTGCCAACGATGTACGCAAGTCATTGGCTCGCGCATTAGAACAGGTTAAAAAGTCAGACAAAGCAATACCCGTCGCGGGCCTTGATGTGTCCAACCTTAGCGGCCTGACCGAAGCGCTCGGCCTTAAAACGGCTGACATCGTTTTCAAAAACATTGCTCACATTGCTGCTGAAGAGGTTCAGAAAATACCCGGTGCGGATCTGATCCCGTTCCGCAATGGTGGTGATGAGTTCTTATTCATTGCACCTGGTGCAACAGTCGAACAACTTAACGACGCACTTCGTTCTGCCCAGCAAGCAATCCAGAGCTACATCATCGCCGTAGGTATTCAAGACTTACCACATCCTAAGCACGTGGGTGTTGCTGAGAAGAATGGCTCAGGTATTTACTTTGGTGTTGACCAATTGGTTAATGCTGACACTGATGCGTCTGAATATATAGACAAACTCGACGCCCAGGTTGAAAAGGAAAAGGGCCAGCCAAAGCGCATGACGGCCGGTGAGCCTATTGAGTTGCGCGGCGAAAGTAACGGCGAATTTAACCAACCCGCACGCGGCTCATTCAACCCTGAAACCAACCTCATCAGTCTGCTGAAAAATGCAGATCTGTCTACCTTCCTGCACGAAGCCGGTCACTTCTTTTTTGAGAATGACATCGCACTCGCCGGGGAGCTACTGAACAAACCAGGGGTTCAACCTGGTGAGCAACAGATCCTCGATGACACACACGCGCTACTCAAGTGGCACGGTATTCAAGGCGACCTCACTGACCAACTGCGCCAGTGGGCCACCATGGATTTTGAAGAGAAACGCACCCACCATGAGCGCACTGCTGAAGCATTCGAGGCTTACTTGTTCAAGGGTGAAGCGCCGAGCATAGAATTGCAGCGCGTATTCCAGACCTTCCGTGCGTGGCTGCTCAACGTCTATAAATCACTCAAGCAATTCCTTGAAGGCCATCCCGAAGCCGGTAAGCTGGATGACACCGTGCGTGGTGTATTTGATCGTATGTTGGCTACCACCGATGAGATCAAGATGGCTGAACATGCGCGTAGTATGCAACCGCTATTTGCATCGGCACAAGAGGCCGGTATGTCGCGTGAGGAATTTGAGAAGTATCACCACGAGGGTATGCAGGGCACGCTCGATGCAATTCAGTATCTACAGGCACGCGGCCTGCGCGATATGGAGTGGTTGCACAATGCGCATACAAAAGAAGTCAACAAACTCAAGCAAAAGTCTGAAGCATTGCGTCGTGAGATTAGATCCCAGGTGCGCACCGAGGTAATGAGTCAACCGGTGTACCGTGCATGGTCATGGCTTACCGGTAAGAACACCGACAAGGTGGGTGCGTATGTGCCACCAAAGTCATCACCCGAGCATGTGGATGAAACCATCGATGGTCTGTTTGCAGCCATTGCCAAGCTGGGTGGCCTGAGTAAAGAGCAAGTTATTTCAACCTGGGGTACTGACCCTGCCGACAAACCTGCCAGTGGTATATTCGGCAAGTCTGTATGGCGCAAGTCGGGTCGTTCGCTGGATGATATAGCCGAGGCACTGGGTCAATATGGTTACCTTGAGCGCGACGAAAACGGCAAGGTGGATCTGCACGAGTTCGAGGATAAATTCAAGGCCGAGCTATCTGGTGATGTGCAGCGTTCCACTGCCTATGACTACACCCGCGATCAGGATGTGCGCAATGGTGACCAGGTGGATTTGTCCTCAGTACACGCCGGGCGTCTTGACCTGGGTGATCTGAAGGCCATGGATCTACCGGCTGAGGTTATTGAAAAGCTGAATACGAACCGGATGGTGTCGCCCAACGGTATCAACCCCGATGTGCTATCTGAAATTATCCCAGGCTTCACATCGGGTGACGCGTTGGTGCGTGCCGTTGCCGCTGCCGATGCACCCACTGATGTTATCGAGAACCTGACCGATGCACGTATGCTCGAGGGGCACGGTGATCTGTCATCACCGGAAGCAATCAGTCGTGCTGCTGATCAGGTTATTCACAACCGTGCGCGTGAAAAGGTGCTGCTGACCGAAGCCAATACTATGGCCAAGGGCTTAGGTAAGCAACCCATTCTGGCCAAGGCTGCCAAGATGTTTGCCGAGGCAAGCATCGCACGGCTCAAGATCCGCAACATCAAGCCATCACTCTACACTGGCGCCGAAGTGCGTGCGGCCAAGGCGTCGGCTGAGGCTCACCGTAAAGGCGACATCGCTGCGGCTTTAGCTGAAAAGCGCAACCAGGTATTGAATACCATGATGGCGCGTGCCGCCTATGATGCAAAAGAAGAAGTTGAGAAGGGTATCGATTACTTCAAGAAGTTTGACAAGGACAGCTCGCGCAAGAGCATAGACCCTGACTATACTGACCAGATCGATGCACTTCTGGATCGCTTCGACCTGCGTAAGTCAACCTCACTCAAGACTATCGACAAGCGCAAGTCACTGGCAGCATGGTTGGCTGCGAAAGAACTGGAAGGCTTGGCGCCTGATATTCCTGAAGCATTGCAGAATGAAGCCAACCGTCAATCGTATAAGGAAATGACGGTCGAGGAATTCAGAGGTCTGGTTGATTCTGTCAAACAGATCGAACACCTGGGCCGTTTAAAGAACCGACTACTCACCGCTAAAGATCAACGTGCGTATGAGGCCGTGCGTGATGAAATGGTGGCCAGCATTAATGAACATGCTGATGGCCGTACAGCGGACATGCGCACCCCAACAACCAACACCGGCAGAGCGATTCAAGGGTTAAAGACTTTCTTTGCTGCGCACATTAAAGCCTCGACAATTATCAGGGTGTTGGATGGCGGCAAAGATGGCGGCACCGTGTGGAAGTATCTGCTGCAACCTGCCAATGAGCGCTCGTCATGGGAAACAACAAAGCGTGCAGAGGCAACAATTGCACTGACCAAGATCATGGCGCCGGTGTTCAAGCAGGGCAAGATGGGTGGTAAGGGCCAATACTTTGCATCAATCGATCGCAGTCTGAACCGCGAAGCGCGCATTGCCATGGCACTGAACGTGGGTAACGAAAGCAATATGCAGCGCTTACTCGGTGGCGAAGGCTGGACCATTGAGCAAATTATGCCGGTGTTGGAAACACTGACCCCTGCCGAGTGGAATGCGGTGCAACAGGTATGGGATCACTTCGAAAGCTATCGCCCATTGATCGCCAAGAAAGAGCGCAATGTCTACGGCAAAGAACCCGAGTGGATTGAGCACAAACCATTCGACATCAAGGCTGCCGACGGCACCATGGTGTCAATGCGCGGTGGCTACTACCCGGTTAAGTTTGACCCAATGGCAAGCCAACGTGCCGAAGAACACAACGACGCCGAAGCGGCAAAGCGCCAGCTACAGGGTGCCTACACCACGGCCACCACCCGTCGCAGTTTTACCAAGGGTCGCGTGGAAGAGGTGAATGGTAGACCATTGCTTTACACCCTGTCAGGTTTGTACTCAGGTGTGAACGAGGTTATTCACGACCTGGCATGGCATGAGTGGTTGATTGATTCTAATCGGTTACTAAAATCACAGAGTATCGACACGGCCATCCGTAGCCAGTATGGTCCTGATTTTAAGCGCCAACTTAAAACATGGTCTGAGGCAATTGCCGAAGGCGACGGCGGTACGGCACAGGGTGTTGACAAGGCACTGGGTAGATTGCGCCAAGGTATCAGCGCATCAGGTCTGGGCTTCAACGTGGTGTCGGCAGCGATGCAGATCACTGGGTTTAACCAATCTATCGTGCATGTGGGTCCTAAGTGGATAGGGCAGGGCATTGCCGAGTACACGGCTAACCCGATGGCTGCCAAGCGCAAGGTGAGTGAGATGTCTGAGTTTATGGAGAACCGTGCGCGCACTCGCTTCCGTGAATTGAACGAGCTGCGCAACAAAGTGCAGGACGAAAGTGCGGCCATGGGCGCGGTTAAGGGATCTACCTATTTCCTGATGATGCAAATGCAAAGCGTGGTCGACGTGCCCACCTGGCTGGGTGCCTACAACAAGGCCCTGGCTCAGGAAGATAACGACGAGCGTGCGATTGCATTGGCCGACCAGGCCGTGATTGATAGCCAAGGTGGCGGTGAATTAAAGGATCAGTCGGCCATCGAGCGCGGCGGCCCTGCACAAAAACTGTTCACCGTGTTTTATTCTTTCATGAATACGGCATTCAACTTGGGGGTCACGGCCACCATGACCGAGAAAAGCAAGGGTAAACTGGCCGCGAAGTACCTCATGCTGTACACCGTGCCAGCGGTATTGGGCATGATGCTGAAGCAAGCACTGGTGCCGAGTGGCGACGGTGACGATGATGAAAACCTGGCACAAAAGCTCATCAACGCACAACTGGACTACCTCATGGGTTTGATGGTGGTAGTGCGTGAATTTGGTGAAGCTGCAAAAATGGTAACGGGCACCGATGACAAAGCGCGTGACTATGCAGGACCTGCTGGTTTGCGTTTGATTAGTGACGCTGGGAAGTTTGCAAAGCAAGTGCATCAGGGTGAGTTTGATGACGCCTTCCGTAAGACAGCTATTAACCTGATGGGCGATGTGACAGGTCTACCTAGTGCCCAGGTTAATCGAACCATAACAGGTGCCAATGCGCTGGCCGATGGTGAGACAGGAAACCCAGCGGCGTTGGCCTTCGGCTTCAAGCGTTAGGTATGCGTATCTCTGAATTGAGTGTGTAGGATAGCTCCATATAATTGGAGCTATCCCTATGACAATAAGTTCACAAGTTCGCAAGGCTGGACCCTTCACAGGTAATGGCTCGACAACGATTTTCGCGTTTGCTTTTAAAGTGTTTTCGACAAGCGATATGCTTGTCACTACGGCATTGACAAGTACAGGTGTGGAGTCGGTAATTGCGCTGACTACTGACTACACCGTTCAGTTAAACGCTGACCAAAACGCAACACCTGGCGGCACTATCACACTGCTCGTCGCATTGCCGTCTACCTACACGATGGTGATAAGCAGTGCCGTTGCACTGCTGCAGTCTACGGACCTGCAAAACGCGGGTGGTTTTTATCCTTCTGTTATTAATTCCGCATTAGACAAGCTGACTATCCTCGCCCAGCAATTGAGCGAAAAGCTAAGTCGTGCTGTAACGGTTCCAATAACCAGCGCAGTGGTGCCCGATGCGCTAATTGCGAGCGTTATAGCAAGTGCCGCACAGACCAGTGCCGATGCAGCGAGTGCCGCTGATTCACTTGCTGGAATTAACGCATCAACCGTCCTAGTAAATAAAACCTCCACTACAGGCTCGGCAATCCTTCCTGCTGGAACAACAGCGCAGAGAGATGCGTCACCTGCTGACGGGTACACCCGCTTTAACTCAACTTTACCTGCTTTAGAAACTTGGTATTCATCTGCATGGAATGCGATTGCTACTACTGCAAATGCTGTTTTAACCACGGGTGTGCAAACAATAGCCGGTATTAAAACATGGACTGATGGGATTATTATTGGATCAGGAAGTAAGATTAACTTTCTAGGTGCATCAGGTGAGCTACAAGTTGCGGGTGTAAGTGCCATATTATTTAACCAGTACGGTCTAACAACTACCCCAATAACTACTAGGCAAACTGTTGAATTAGGAACAGTTGATTCTAGTGGATTCCCTGCTTTCGGTGGGTCAACTGGCTCAACAACTGTAACGACTGCGACTACACTATATCTAAATGCTGCTAATGGCATGGTAAACCGTAGAGGTTCAATTACCAATCCTTCTTGGACTAGCTTATCTACTAACGGCACGATGTACGCTTACTTAGATATTGCTGCTGATGGTACTTGTACTACTGGTTCAACTACCTTAGCGCCTGTATATCAATTCGGTGGTACTTACTCAGTTACCTCTGGTCAGTTCACATTCAACATCCAAGAAATGACTGGTAAGGTAGGCAACGGTGCAACTGCCGCTCAAACTTATAGAGTATTTGTTGGCGAAGTGACTGTAGCTGGCGCTGTGGTGACTGCTATTACTTGGTATGCGTTGATGGGGATGTATGCTGTTGAACAAGGCGCTCCTGCACTAAATACAACCTACACATTTAATCATAACATTGGGAATAAACACATTAGATGTGTAAATTATTATGAATGTATAACAGCAGAAGGTGGTTATACAGCAGGAGAACGGATTAAAGTTGTGGGAGATGGTAACGCAGGAACAAGCACTGCTTGGTACGGGACAAACTTCTCTTATGATAAAGGTGTGTTAAGAATTACAACAACAGGCAATATTTTTATACCCATACGTACTGGCGGTTCTGTTGCAGCTACCCCAGCAAACTGGAAAGTTGGAACATTCATGGAGAGATCATTCTAATGTCATATATATCAAGCAAAGACGGAAGTTACTATGAAGGTGATAAACAGAGTGGGGATATTGATGTACCTCAACGACCATCATCTGAATTACCTACTATGGGATGGCCTGTATGATTTTACGTTACATAATCGGTGCAATCCTAGTCATCCTTACGATGATCGTACAGACAATCTTTCAACCTGTAATAGCTCTGTTCGTTAAGTCGGACGGGAATATGCCTTGGTTCTTAAAAGTATTTCAACCTTACGACACACTGGCTACAGGTGATGAGAACTTCTGGAACAATGAGATGAAAGATCACCCCTCAAATTACTACCGGTGTCTGATGTGGGGCTGGAGGAATGCTGGCTGGGGCATGATGGGGTGCATGGGATTCAAAGTTAAGAATATCGTTGACTATCAGGAGTCAGGTAGTGAGGTAGATATTGGTGACAGCATCCCTAAACTTGGTTCAGTTTATCGTAGCTGTAAGAACGGCTGGTGGAAATACTTTGACTATAAAAAATGCGGTAGCTGGACAACAAGCTATGGATACATGTTTCAGTTTGGCTGGAGTTTAAACGGATGTACGACTGCACCTAAAGGTGACGTTCGTAGATTGTGTATTGATATTAGACCATGGGTGAAATTATGATCTTAACTACTCTCGAAGCTGCAACTGCTGGATGGTTAGTGCCTGCATTGTTTTCACTGGTCGCGTTCTTTCTTTATAGAATTTTGCAACAGTTCGATAAACTTAATGCCACTGTTCTTGACTTGAATTCCACGATGCTCAAGATCGACAAAGATTTAACTGGTGAGATTATCACTATCAAGGCTGCTCAATTAACACATACTGAGCAGATCAGAGGGCTTAGCGAGATATATGATCGCATCCGAGTAACAGAAAATCATGTGTCAGTTTTACAAGTGAAGTGCGAGAAAGCGATGGGGGTTTAGATGGCAACTTTACGGGAACAGCTTATTGCCGACGAAGGTAAAAGAACATCGGCGTATAAAGATAGTCTTGGGTATTGGACTATTGGGGTAGGTAGGTTGATAGATGCAAGCATGGGTGGATTCTTGCGAGACGATGAAATAAACTTAATGCTAGATAATGATATTGCATCAGCACGGCGTGATTGTAAAAAGCTATTCCCTGCTTACGATACATTTAGCCAAGATCGGCAAGATGCGTTAGCAAATATGATGTTCAACCTCGGCATTAAAAAGTTCACCAACTTTACTACAACTGTAGGCCATATTAATGAGGGCAGATGGGCAGAAGCTCAGGAAAGTGCAGCTCAGTCGTTGTGGTTTAGACAAGTAGGGAAAAGAGCCGAGCGTATCATCAAACAACTGGGGGTTGCATGAGTGAAATTAACCAAGTAAATATGTGGCTCAATCTCTTTACTTGGGAAAATGTTGGCAATGTAATGGCTGTTCTTGTAATTGCTACTGCAATTATCGGGTTTGTTCATGCGGTGACATCGCCAAAGAATGAGCATAGTCTTTTAGATATGTTCCTTCCTTTGGGTTCTAGCAAGATGAGAATCAATGGAACATGGCTAGTGGCAATGTTTATT